TGATGGTGGTCATATTGTTTTTTATTGTTAGATTATTGTTAGAGTGTCGGTTATTGTCGGCCGACACGCGAAAGATCGCAGACAATGACCAACTTGTCCATTCTTTTTTTCGTCTTTTTTTATCGTGTTGGAAAAGGCTTGTTTTTGCAGGTGTTGGGTGTAGGGTGGGGGTATGGAAGACATGGATTTGACGGAGACGCTCGGTCTCAAGAGAGGCGCTGGCCCGCGGTCTAAAGACCACCCAACTCTCAACGAGGCACAAGCCACATTCGTTCGCGAGTATGTGCGAAACGGCGGAAACGCCACAGCCGCGGCATTGATCGCCGGATACAGCAAAGACCGCGCGCGGAATACCGGTTGGCATTTGACGCGACACCCGAAAATTTCCGAGGCGATAAAGAAAGAACAAATTCGCTACATCACCGGCGAATTGGCGAACGTGGCGCTCGGGACGCTCGGAAACATCATGCGCGACGAGACCGCCCCAGCCGCGGCGCGGGTACAGGCTTCGCGGTGGGTGCTGGAGGCGGCAGGGCATGGGCTTCCGGCTGCGGCGCTGGCGGCAAGGCTCGGCATGGATGGGCAGGACAAGCCGCTCTCGGAGTTCAGCTTGGCCGATCTCGAGGAGATGACGAGGCGCGCGGCGGAGAGCTTGGACCGGATACGCTCGGTTAACGCCCCGACGATCGATGCGGAGAGCGTGCAAACCCTCATTCCATAAGGGTTAGGGCGTGCGGGATATGGCATTGTGGATGCTAGGACGCCTTATCGACGCATGATCGACGCATGATCGGCGCCATCGATCGACCACCGACCACCGGCCAGGCACCACCGGCGACCCCCCCCGGCCCGCCCCCGCTCGCGCCGGCTCCGCTCCTTACTGCCCCCCTCCACTAATTTTCTATTTTTTCAAAACTTTCCCCTGCAAAATTTTCGCTTGCCACCCAACACTCATCAACCTACACTGACCGCCGTGAACCTTAACGAAACCATTTCATCCAACGCCAACAGCACCGTGATCGACTGGCACGGCGGTGATGGCACCCTTGCCTCCACTGGAACTTTCAGCAGCGGCACCGTCAAACTTCAGGCATCAGTTGATGGAGGCACGACCTTCTTCGACGCGAAGGATGGCGATGGTGCAAACCTAACAGTTGCAGCCGATGGCGCATTCAGCTTCTCGATTGGATCGTGCAAGCTGAGAGCCAACATGTCGGGAGCAACGGTAGCCGCAGGCACCGCCCAAGTCGAGACAATCACTTGTGCAGGCCCAGCAGCCACCGCAGCATCCACCACCCTCACGGTGTTTGGATTGCCGGTCGCAGGCGATACGATCTTCTTCACATCGCCAGCCAATGTTCGCACCACCTTTACGTTTGTGGCGGGTGTGGCTGGAGCCAACCAGATCTCGATCGACACGCTCACCACGCCTACGTTGGTGGCAGCGGCCATCGCGGCACTCACCGTCACGGGCCTCACTGAATCATCCTCTGGACCGGTGGTTACGATCACTGCCTCGGCAGCCGGTGCAGCCGGAAACGGATGGGCAGTTGAAACGGTCGGAGCCTACGCTCAGAAGATCGCAGTCCTGGCAGGCGGCAACGATGCCGGCACGATCGTCACCTCTGGTGTGATCGACGTGACTGTCACCTCGGCACTCATCGCCTCATCTCCCATGACGCTCAACGTGGCAGTGGGAACCGGCGACACATTGAACGTGTGGGCTGAGAAGATCCGCAACGCGCTCAACAACTCTCACCGCGTCTCCCCTCTCTACGCAGTGGGTGGCACTGGCGCCACGATCACTCTCACCAAGCGCGCTCCCTTCCTCGCCAACGATACCACCCTGAACGTGGCACTCGCCAACGGCACTCCAAGCCCTGGCATCACGGCAGCGGCTTCCTCAGCCAACACCACCGCCGGTGTGGCAACCACCCCGAACATTCGACTCTCCATCCAACGCCGCTAATCCTGCATGGCATCCAAATCAAAATCCGATGACATCAAAGGCGTGGAGTTCGCAGGCGTTGGTCGCGTTGGTGCGGGCAGCTCCGGAGTAGGACTACCGAGCACGGACCGCCTCTCCCTCAACCTCCAGTTCGCCACCGACAAGTCCCTCACGGCTCGCAAAGGACCTACCCCTACGTTCACACGGGCAAGTGGTGCTACGTTCGTTAATAACTTGGGGCAGATTAAGTATGCCCGTGAGAACCTGTTCTTTCCATCAGAACTATTAACCAACGCTCCAACTAACGTCACTTTATCTAGGGTTACTGGAGATACAGTTATTGCATCACCTGTGTTCTTAGCTGAAACCGCAGCAACAGGTCTTCACCGAGTATTTACAAGCGGAGCATCTAATGATGGTTTAACAGTTTGCTCATATATTCTAAAAGGAGCTGGAAGAGATTTTGTATTTATCAATGGAGCTTCAGGACATCCAAGCAATACATTCAATCTTAGTGCGGGAACATTCACGAACAATACTGGATGGACGGCTGTTAATTTAGGTTCTGGATGGTGGAGAATTTCAACACCTCCATTTACATCATTGGGTACTTCTAACGCGGCAATCCAAATAAATTCGAGTTCCTTAGTTGGTGATACGATCTACACCGGTGATATAACAAAGGGTATTCTAATTGGTGGCGTTCAAAAAGAACGTCACGAATTCGCCCGCGCCTACATCCCCACCACCACCGCAGCGGTCTACAACGCCCGCTTCGACCACGATCCCGTCACGCTCGCTTGCAAGGGATTGCTGATCGAGGAGGCGAGGACGAATTTGACAATCCGAAGTGATGATTTTGGTGCTTCTGAATGGAACCAATTAAGAAACCTAACCGTAACCGCAAATAACACAGCATCACCATCAGGAGCGACTGACGCTGATCTCTTAACAGTTGGAGCAACGACAACGACCTATCAGGTTGCTCAAGCCTTACCTGCTACGGGGAACGTAACAAGTGGCACTACTTACACGGTGAGTTGTTATTTCAAGCCCAATCAAGTAACCAGAGTTAGTATATGGGCGGGGAATCCCGTGACACTCCCAGTTGATGCAATGTTTGATTTAACTGGTGCGGGTTCGGTTGTTGCCAGTGCTTTCGGCACAGCTTCGATTCAGCAAGTCGGAAACGGATGGTATCGCTGTATTGTCACGGGAACAGCAGGTGCTACATCAAACACGACACTCAGATTCTCACCCGTCTCAGGCACATCAAGAACCTACGTTGGTAACTCCGTGGATTCCTTCTGGGCATGGGGCGCACAGCTAGAAGCAGGCTCCTTCCCCACCTCCTACATCCCGACCACCTCAGCGTCCGTAGTTCGCAGTGCGGATGTTTGCTCGATTACTGGTAGTGACTTTACATTGGTTTACAACGAATCTGAACACACTTTGTTCGCAGAAGCCTCAGGTATGAGCCATGCTAACTTTGGCTCTTATCTAAGTTTTGATAATGAAACAGCGGAACAATCTGCACTCGCAGGATTTCCTTCGCCCAATTCTGCAACTTGCTATGTGATTGATGGGGCGGGCACTCAGGCGTCGGTAGGTAAAAGTATAACGCTGAATCAAAACAACAAGCTGGCAGCGGCAATGAAAGCTAGCTCGTTTCAAGTTGCGGCTAATGGCTCACTTGGGACTGAAGACACTAGCGGGACGATGCCGACGGCAACTATTTTTAAAATTGGTAGATCTTGGAACAACAATACAACTAGCGGAACATACTCACAAATTAAAGTATTCAAGAAACGTCTATCCAACGCAAAACTTCAAGCACTCACAGTATGATCGACTACCTACTAAAATTCCCATCCAAAGCAATCGCTGAACAATTCGGCGTTGCTCATGGATTTACCACAGAAGTCGATGGCGTTATACAGACAACCTTTGCATCCCACGAATACGCCCTGCACGAAATCGGGGAGCATAACGGCAAGGACTACTGGTTTCTCTTCCGCGACCTTGTAGGCATCCCCGTTCCTCCCAGTGCTGACCCGTTCATCTACTGGGCATCAAACCAAACCATCATCGACGATGCTGGTGATGAAATCTTTTTCCCTCATCCCGAATTTAACCCCGATGTTCCAAGTGTATTCTGGTCCTAATCTATCCATGACTCTCCCTGACTTCACCGAAGGCATCCATTACCGCCAGCTCAAGGGCGGCAATTATCGCTTTGAGTTGATCAAGAACATCACGCTCTCGCTTCCCTACATGACCAACACGAAGCGGTTGTCGCTGCGTGACTGCGAGCGCAAGGAATGGGTGAGGATCATCGGCAACCGCTACACGATCAGCGCCGGCTACCGCTGGAACGGAAGCTCACCCAAGTGGTGGGTGCCATTGATCGGCTGGGTGGGCACGCCAGATCCAGTCGCCACGCGCCTAGCATCTTGCTTCCATGACACCGCCTTCCAGTTCCTCCGGGTGGCTGACTATCCACTCGGCTACGACGAAGCCAACGAGATCTTCCACGACATCATGCTGACCGCAGGCTTCCGCTTCGCAGGCATGTATCACGGCGCCGTGAAGGATCTCGGCCAGTATTTCTTCAGCGACTATCCGGAGCGCGGCGAGCATTCCGTCATCCTTTAACCATCAATAACCAAGCAGATAAATGAGCGCAGTTCCTCCAGCATTTACCCCACAGACATCATTCTCCACGTTGGCCCAGCAGCCGATCAGCTCCACTGGCTTGCCAGGCTCCGAGCTTGACGGCGAGTTCGCCCGTGCCTCCGACAGCATCAACCAGATCAAGGATCGGTTGTCTGAAGTCCAACGCGATGATGGCAAGCTCCGCAACGGCGTGGTGAGCACTGAATCCCTTTCCGCTGACGTGGTGGATCTTATTGCCTTGGGCGGCACCAACCCGATCACATGGGCGATCGGCATTCCGATTGCAGTGGGTGATTTCGTATCCAATCCTCCCGGCACACAGGGCACCTATCTCTGCATCATCGCCCACACGTCATCGAGCGTGTTTGCTAACGACCTAGCCAACTGGGCGCTCATTGCAGCCCCTCCGGTGGTTGGAGTTCTCTACACCAACACCTTCACCGGCAACGGCGCCACCACGGCGTTCACTCTCACGCAGATACCGGCATCCAAGGATAACACGCAGCTTTACATCGACGGTGTCTATCAGCAAAAAAGCTCCTACTCACTCGACAACTCCACCCTGATTATCACGCCAGCCCCAGCCAACGCTGCCGTAATTGAGATCAGCATCGGTGTGCCTTCCAATACCAACATCGTCACAGTGGCGGATGGAGCCATTTCCACATCGAAGCTCGATACCAACGCTGTCACCACGATAAAGATCGCGGCTCTGGCTGTGACTGAAGCAAAGATTGCGGATGCGTCAATTTCTTCTGTAAAGCTTGTCGATGGCGCAGTATCCACAGCAAAGATCAACAACGCATCTGTCACCAACGCAAAGCTCGCTCAGTATGCCGTCACATCCGACAAGGTTGCCGACGATTCAATCTCCACTTCAAAGCTAGTATCTCTTTCAGTCATCGGTGATAAGATTGCCAGCAACACGATTTCCACTACGAAGATCCAGGATAACGCGATCACCACGGCAAAAATCAGCGACCTCTCCATAACCGCAGCGAAGATCGCCGATGGAGCCGTGGATACGGTCAAGATTGCCGACAATGCGGTTTCTTCAGCAAAACTCGCAACAAGTGCAGTCACCTCATCAAAGATTGCCACCGCAGCAATTACCACCGACAAGCTGGCTCAGCCATTCACGCTCGGCACAGCACAAGCCACGACAAGTGGAACGTCGATTGACTTCACCGGCATTCCATCATGGGTAAAACGAATTACTGTAATCCTGAATGGAGTCAGCACTAATACCAACAGTCCATTGCTCATTCAAATTGGAGATGCTGGTGGAATAGAAACCACTGGGTATCTTTCAAGAGCCGGAGATTACGGAGGAACAACAAATTCCGTTGCGGGATTCGTGATCTGCCGAATAAATCAAAACGACGAATTTATGTCAGGCATTATCACCATTTGCAATGTATCTGGCAATTCATGGGTTTCATCTGGAAATATCATAACTGATTACGTTGAATCATCGGCTGGTCAAAAAACTCTTTCTGATAAGCTTGATAAATTACGCATCACGACAATTCTAGGAACACCCACATTCGACGCTGGATCAGTCAATATATCATACGAATAAAAAGCCACACAAGTAATAGCCATGAGCATTAAACGAGTCACCACCAGGGCCATCGACGATGGTCAAATCACCACGGCCGCGACGTGACCGCCACGCCGCTGCCTGATGACATTGATGACATCAAGGCAACCTAGCCAACAATCCTGTAATGGCACGCAAGAAACAAGAACTCACGCCGCTTGAGGAAGCTGAGCTTCAGCTCAAGGCAGCGAAACGGCTGCTGACCGCGAGGAAGGCGCAGGAGAACTTGTTGGATTTCGTGAGGATGATGATGCCTGATCCGGAAGATCCGGATAACACCGATCGCTCACGCTACGCCATCGCCAGACACCACGAGGTGTTCGCTGCGGCACTGGAAGCGGTGGAGCGTGGAGAGATCCCGCGCCTCATCATCACGGTGCCACCGAGGCACGGGAAATCACAGCTCGCATCGAAGGCATTCCCAGCATGGTTCATGGGACGCGATCCCTACCGTCAGATGATCGTGGCATCCTATTCCTCCACCATGGCGGAGGATTTCGGTCGCGAGGTGAGACAATACATGCAGAGCCCCACCTATCAGCAGATCTTTCCCAACTGCCAGCTCCGCAAGGGTGGTGCATCCTCGGATCGTATCCAGACGGAGCAGGGTGGTATCGGCGTGTTCGTCGGTGCCGGCGGTGCCCTCACGGGTAGGGGGGCCGATTGTCTCCTCATCGACGATCCAGTGAAGGACCGTGAAGACGCCGATTCCACCACCATGCGAAACAAGCTCTGGGGATGGTTCACCGACGTGGCTATGACCCGACTCATGGGCGGCATGGGGCGAGTGGTGATCATTATGACCCGCTGGCACGAGGACGATCTTGTCGGTCGCCTGACCGATCCTAACAATCAATACTACAACGCCGATGAGGCGAAGCAGTGGAAGATCATCCACTTCACCGCCCTCGCCGAGGAAGGCGACATCATGGGGAGGGAGAAGGATGAGCCGCTCTGGGGCGAGCGCGTCACCAAGGAGTTTCTTGTATCGCAGCGCAGGATGAACCCTCGCGGCTTTGCAGCCCTCTACCAAGGGCGCCCAGCTCCCGAGGAGGGTGATTTCTTCAAGCGCGAGTGGCTCGCCACCTACCAGCCCGGCGATCTACCCCGCAACCTCCGCATCTATTGCGCCTCCGACCACGCCGTATCCACCGCCCAGGATCGAGATCCCACCGTGCTCATGGCAGCCGGCGTGGACGAGGATGACAACATCTGGATTCTGCCGGATGTGTGGTGGCGCAGGGAGGAAACCGACAACGTGGTCGATGCCATGCTCGAAATGATGGCGCGCCACAAGCCCCTGATCTGGTGGGCGGAGCGCGGCCATATCTCCAAGTCGATCGGCCCGTTCCTTCGCAAGCGGATGCAGGAAGAACAGGTCTATTGCGCCATCGATGAGGTGGTTCCAGTGAAGGACAAGCAGACCCGCGCGCAGGCGATCCGTGGTCGATTGGCCATGGGCAAGGTTCGCTTCCCCGGATTCGCTCCGTGGTGGGAAGCCGCTCGCCACCAGATGCTTACTTTCCCATCAGGAAAGCACGATGACTTTGTGGATACCCTAGCCTACATCGGCCTCGGTCTCGGTCGCATGACCACCGCCACCAGCCCGGTTCGCAAGAAGGCTGAACCCACCGTGGGAAGCCTCGCGTGGGTTAAGCACCGCTCCAACATCGAAGCTCGCTACAAAGCGCAAGCGAAAACGGTTGCTGGATTCTGATATTCAACATACAATCACCACCAGACAAGCCATGATCGAAGAATTTTCATCCACACCTGACACCACCGAAATGAGCACCACCGAAATGGCGGTCAAGAGCGGCATGGTGCGCGAGAAGCCAGAAATCGATCCAAGCCGTTCGGCATTGGTCAAGAAATGGCAAGGCAAAATTCAAGAAGCGAAGGCTCATTGGAAGCCTGACTTCGATCGCATGAAGGAAGACCAAGGCTTCGTCACCGGCGCACAGTGGGAAGGCCAGGAGGATGACGACAAATACACCGCCAACATCATCCAGCGTCACATCAATCAGCGCGTGGCAGCGCTCTACGCCAAGAACCCGAAGGTGATCGTTCGTCGCCGCAAGACCATGGAGTTCAAGGTATGGGACGGCACGGTGGATCAGCTCACCGGCATCCAGCAGGCCATGGAAATATCCATGCAGAGCGGCATGCCACTTCCTCCGCAAGTTCTCTCTCTCATCGATGACGTGTCCCAGGGCGTGAGCCGGAAGCAGATGCTTCAGAAGGTCAGCGACACACTCGGCATTCTCTACGATTACACCCTGAACCAGCAGATTCCGCCCTTCAAGACCCAGATGAAAGCCCTCGTGCGCCGCGTGTGCACAACTGGCGTGGGTTACGTGAAGATCGGCTTCCAGCGCATCATGGAGCGCACTCCCGAGGACGTGGAGCGCATCAACGGTCTCACCGAGCAGATCAGCATCATCGAGCGCCTCACCGCCGACAAGGTGGATGACAAGCTGGAGGAGGGTAATCCAGAACTGGAACAGCTTCGCCTTCAGCTCCAGGACTATCAGCAGCGCGAACAACAGCTCGTGCGCGAGGGACTGGTCTTCGACTTCCCATCGTCCACCTCGATCATCATCGATCCTGCCTGCCGGCACCTCCGCACCTTCATTGGCGCCCGCTGGATCGCCGAGGAATACGTGCTCACCGTGGATGACATCAAGGAGATCTACGGCGTGGATCTTTCCACCGCTTCATCTGCCACCTCTTACGATACCAACACCAAGAACGGCATCCCAGGACTCAGGGAGAAGCTCGCCTCAGTTGCCACCGGCGGAAACTCCAAGGAGCGCAAGGTCGATGGGGTGAAGGTTTGGGTGGTATGGGACAAGCCCGCCGGTCAATACTGCGTGATCGCGGAAGGCTATGAGGATTTCATCGTCGAGCCTCAGCAGCCAGCCATCCAGCTTGAACGCTTTTGGCCGATCTTCCCGCTCATCTTCAACGAAGCCGAGAACGAGAACAGCATCTTCCCTCGCTCGGACGTGCATCTCCTCAAGCCGATCCAGAAGGAATACAACCGCTCGCGCGAGGGATTGCGCCAGCATCGCATGGCGAACCGTCCTGCCACCGCCGTGGCTGCCGGCCAGCTCGACGAGGAAGACATCGAGAAGCTCAAGAACCGCCCGGCAAACGCGGTGATCACGCTCAACGCCCTTCCTCCCAACGGCAACGTCAACAACCTCCTTCAGCCGATCCAGCACGCGCCGATCGACGCCGCTCTCTACGATACGTCGGCACTTTTTGAGGATCTCCTTCGGGTTGTTGGACAATCCGATTCCAGCATCGGCACGGCTGCCAGTGGTGTCACTGCCACCGGTGACTCGATCGCCGAGCAGAACCGCACCGTGGCGCTCGCATCCAACGTCGATGATCTCGACGACATGATGATCGAACTGAGCCGCGCAGCCGGTCAGATCTATCTTCTTGAAATGTCGGCCGAAACGGTGATGAAGATCGTCGGACCTGGCGCCGTGTGGCCATCCCTTTCCAATCAGGAGATCGCCGATGAGCTTCTCTTGGAGATCGAAGCCGGTTCCTCCGGTCGCCCCAACAAAGCAGCCGAGGTGGCTAATATCGAACGCATTACCCCGCTTCTCCTCCAGATCCCAGGCGTGCGCCCTGACTGGCTTGTCAAGCAGCTTATTACCCGCCTCGACGATCGGATCGACCCGACCGACGCCATCGCCTCCGGCCTCCCATCCATCATCGCTCAGAACGTGATGAGCAAGATGATGGGCGGAGCGCAGGGTGGGCCACCGCAGGAAGGTATCGAATCCAAGGGTGGATCGGATAATCAGAAAGCTCCTCCGCAGGGACCGCCACCGAGCGGCCCGCCATCATCCCTCCCTCAGATGGGTGGCGGAATACCAATGCAGTAATAATCCATGGACGAATTTTTGTCTGATGAATATGTTGACAGCGTAGGGTAATCAACCTACACTGACCAGCATGACGATCAACCAAGCGTCGGATTCGTCTTCCGACCAAATACCAAACCTTGACAGTGCGACCATCGAGCAATCGACGGACGCAGTAATCGAACAGAGCGCAGAGCAAACGACTGAAACGCTCGCAGTCAACAACGAGGACGCAAAACCCTCATCCCTTCTCGACCTCGTTAAAGACGTGGTGGCGAAGAGCGAGGCCGAAGCACCGTCCAGCTCGGAGGCAGAAGAATCGGATTCTACCGAATCCAGTGATACCAAGAAACCAGCCGATCAGCCGTCGAGTGACGAAACTGACAGCAAGGACGAGGTAAAGCCGGAAGAGGACGAGAAGCTCCCATTCAACAAGCACCCACGCTTTCAAGCGGTAATCAGGGAAAAGAACGCCTACAAGGCCGAAGCAGAAGCCTTTAAAGCTGATGCTACCCAGTTCCGCGCTATCTCAGACTACATGGCTCAAACCGGTCTCACCCCCGATGAAGTCAATGAAGGCTTTGAGATAATGGCGGCATTGAAAAATGATCCGTTGAGAGCGAGAGAAATGCTGCTCAAGACCATTGAGCCGCTCAACATACTCGCAGGAGAAACCCTGCCAGAGGATGTGAGCCGGATGGTTGAAGAGGGCGATATGACCGAAACCGCAGCCAAGGAATTGGCAGTGGCCCGCGCTCGTCTCGCTATGCAAGAACACCAGCAAAAAGAAGCACTGGAAAACCAGAAGCAGATCTCGGAGCGAAATGTTCATCAGCAAATCACTAATGCAGTTGAAACATGGGAACAGCAGGTCGCGGCACGCGATCCCGACTACGAAGCTAAGAAGGCACTTGTCTTCAAAAACATCCGACTCGCACACATCGAGCGTCCAGCTCGCACTCCCCAGGAAGCCGTGGCAATCGCCGAAGCAGCCTTGAAGGAAGCGACTGAATTGCTTTCCAGTGTGATGCCAAAGCGGGTGGCAATGAAGCAGCCTGTTTCCACGCAATCAGCAAGTCACGCAAAGCCTCAGCCTAAGAGCCTGAACGATGCGGTTAGCCTTGCTCTCAACTCATAACCCCAAACGAACCAAATCATTATGGCACTTACCCAAGCACAGATGGATGCGGTTGCAAGCTACGCTCTGGATTATTACATCAAGGGCGACGCTTTCGATCAAAGCATTCAAGACAAGCCTCTTCTCGCCGCCATCCGTGGCAAACAGAAGAGTTTCCCCGGTGGCAAAGGAAAAATCTCGATCCCAGTGGTCGGCGATTATCTGGACAGCGACGCGAACTTCTTCAAAGGATTCTCCTTCGACGATACCGTCACCTTCCAGAACCCGAACGCCGTCAAACGCGCAGCTTACGATTACTTTGAAATCCACGCTGGTATCAGCGTGACCTTCACTGAGTTGAAACAGGACGGCATCAGCATCGCTGACAGCGCCTTCGGTGAGAAAACCACCAAGGTATCTGGACGTGAGCAGACCGCTCTGACCAACCTTCTTGAGCACAAGCTCAGCTCGATGAGCGAAGGCTGGAGCCGCAAGATGAACCAGATGTTCTGGCGCGATGGTGCTCAGGACTCCGGCAAGCAAAGCCCAGGTATCCTCGCCTTTGTTGTTGACACGCCTACTACCGGCACGCTCGGTGGTCTGTCCCGTGTTACCAACACCTGGTGGAGAAACCGCGCCAACCTCGGTATCTCTGCCGGCTCGGACAACCTGACCCAGACTCTCCGCCAAGAAGTCCGTCAGCTCACCCGTTACGGTGGCAAGCCAAACCTCATCCTTTGCGGTTCCAAGTTCCTTGATGCCCTCGAAAAAGAGGTCGCAACCAAGTCGCTTTACTCGCAGAGCGGTGTCGCTGGTTCCAAGAACATCGCCTCGCCTAGCGTGACGGTGACTGGTATCGGCACATTCGTCTATGACCCAACCCTCGACGACCTCCAAGGCATCATGGGCAACGCTATCGATTACTCGAAACGCTGCTACATGATCGACACGGATTCCGTCTGCGGCTACGTCATGGAAGGTGAAGACAACAAAGTTCACGCACCAGCGCGTCCAGAGAGCAAATACGCCCTCTACCGCTCGATGACATGGACCGGTGGTCTCACCGCAAAACGTCTCAACAGCTCCGGCGTCTACTCGATCGCCTAAGCCTTCACTGGAGGGGGTGGTTTCGGCCATCCCCTCCTTCCCTTTCCTCTCACATCACATCAATAATATGCAAACCTGCTCAGTCCTAGTCGCCATCGGCGGCTCCAATGATACCGTCATCCTCAAGGAAGGCGTCACCGTTCCAGAAGTAATCGTGCTCATGGCTGGCCATGGTCGCCATTCAGTCACTCGCGTGCCCAACACGCTCATCGAACGGGAAGGTGGTGAAGTCACCGCCAAAGTGGAATGCGATCGCCTCGTCCGCGCCTACGGTGAAGAAACCGTAGCCCTGGCATTCGGCGCCAATCGCTTCAATCTCACGCTCCCTACTGAGTTTGATGCCATCGAGTTCAAGGAAGTTGATCCCTACGCAGGGATCACTCCCGTTGAAAAGGATGTCGTCGAAACTCCTGAAGAGGAACCCGTTCCTGTCAAGAAGGGATCTAAGAAATCCGTCACCCCGCTCGACGCCTAACCCAAAAGCATCATGCCCATCCTCACTTTAGATGAACTCGTCACCGCCGTTCGTGCGGAAATTGGCGACTCGACCGATATGGCGATGGGCGTTGATGCTCTTCCGGGTATTCGGCAGATGATCAAGCGGATTCAGGAAACCTACTACGAGGACTTCGACTGGCCTCACCTCAAGATCTTCCGCGAGGAGGAAATACTTGCAGGCCAGAACATCTACACATTCAATTCCGACATCGATTCACGCCGCATCTACGGTGTGTGGGTGAGGGATAACGACAACTGGCTTCCCCTCCAATTCGGCATCACTCCCGATCTCTACAATTCCTCTGACCCGGAAGAAGGAGAGACCGAGACCACACCGCTTCGCTGGGACTTCACCGAAGACAACCAGTTTGAGATCTGGCCGGTGCCGAGCGACCCGACCCGCATCCGCTTCCGCGTGATGAAGCAGCTCGATCCACTTGTGGCATCCACCGACAAATGTGAGCTTGACTCCAACCTCCTGATCCTCACTGCCGCGGCAGAGCTTCTTGCTCGCGCCAAGTCAGCCGACGCTCAGCTCAAGCTCTCGATCGCTACATCGCACTACAACCGGCTCAAGGGGAGATACTCCCAGAACCGAATGTTCGTGAACGGTCAATCCGATTTCCAACCACGCCCTAAAAACTGGACCATCAGAGTCCCACGATAATGGCATTCGTCTTCGTCAACGCATTCAAGAGCGGACTGGATTCTCGCCGCAGCCGTATCACTGCACCACAGGGAAGCCTTTCGGTTGGCAAGAACATCCACATCAACCGGGGCGGCGAGGTAGAGAAGCGCAAGGCATTTGTGCCGTTTACCACTCTCCCTGCTGATCAGACCAAGGGATTATGGGCAACCAAAAACGGTATCTACGTTTTCGGCAGCGCAGCCAGCCCCACCATTCCTACCTCCGTCCGCTACCAGCAGCTCGTGGCGCCAGGAAGTCCCGATCTCTCCGAGATCCTCAGCGTGGATACCTACAACGGCGTGCCCTACGTGGTCGCTAAGTTTTCCGATGGCACGGTCCATCACTTCTACAACGGCGTGCGGATCACCGACTGGGATACGATTGCGCCAGCAATCTCTGACATCGACACACTCGGTCAGTCACTCGCCGCGCTGATATCGACCGACTCGGCAGTGGATGCGACCTACGATACAGCCACCAACAAGATCACGGTTACAGCATCACTGGCTCATGTGGTTTTCGCGATAAGCGCGAGCGTGAGCAACGTAGCAGGCGGATCGGATAACTACGCCACAGTGATAATTACGCAACAAGCGACAGCAAGCCACCATCAGGTCGCCACCGTGGAGTTAGTTGGTGGATATAACCCGGCCTTCGATGCCAATGAGTCATGGGAAGTGATCATCAATGGCACGCCCTACCGAGTCACCCCATCGGCATCTGGCACCGGCACATCAGCCCGCACCTTCCGTGGCAAGGTATATGCCACCGTGCAGGGCACGCTCTACTTCTCCGACGTGAACAACCCGACACGCTGGACGACCACCTTCACCAACTCCGTTGGCAAGAAGGAAGATACCTTTGCTGGGTTTGAAAGCCTTTCCTCCCAGACAGGTGGCGCCGAAACGCTCGTCACCACCGCTCCCTACCAAGGGTTCCTTGCGGTGTTCGCCCGCCGGTCCACCCAGATCTGGCAAGTGGTGGCAGGCGATCCTTCCGACAACCTTCCGAAACAGATCCTTGACAACGTAGGATCGATCGCTCCCCGCAGCGCAATGAACTTCGGAGAGATGGACGTGTTCTTCCTCTCCGACACCGGCGTGCGCTCCCTGCGCGCGCGCGACTCGTCCAACTCAGCAGTGGTGTTTGACGTGGGAACAGCCGTCGATCCGCTTGTCATCGACCAGATGAACAGCCTCACCGAAGCCCAAGCAATGCGTGCTTGCGGCGTGGTGGAACCCCGCGAAGGCCGCTACATGCTGGCCCTCGGCGACAAGGTGTTCGTCTATTCGTTCTTCCCGGCGTCGTCGATCTCCGCGTGGACAACCTATGAACCCGGCTTCACGGTCGAGGATTGGGCGGTGTTCGGCAATCAACTCCTCTGCCGATCCGGCGACGAGATCTACATCTACGGCGGAGTCAGCGGTGGCGTCTATGACAACAGCCTGGCCGAGGTGGAGCTGAGCTGGCTATCTGCCGATCGTCCTGGCAACAAGAAGAAATTTAAGGGCATTGATATTGGATGCGAAGGAAGCTGGACAATCTCCTATTCCACTGATCCAAATTCTAATAACTATGCGCTGGCAGGCTCGGTTGAGCTTTCCAACTTCCACCTTCCCAACTTCAGGATCGGCGCATCAGGCACCCACATCGGACTCAAGTTCACCTCAAATGACCCCACACCAGCAAGAATATCCAGTGCAGTTGTCCACTTCGACTACACCGAACCCCCGTCCTGAGTTCAGGCTTGGGCCGGTGGAATACGAGCCGCTGCTCTACATCACCCAGAATATGCGCGAAAAGGATCGACATGAGATCCTTGCCACGCTTTACGACATGACCCATGAGGAAGCGACCGAGCTGATCACCCAAATGACCCTCGATGCAGCCACCAAAATGGGCATCGGCTGGATCGGCTACTGCGGTGACGAGCCTATCGCCGTGCTCGGGATGAGCATGATGCACCCCAACGTGTCACAGGTCTGGATGTATGCCACTGACCGGTGGCCATTGGTGGCTTTATCGTTGACGAAATTCGCAAAAAAGACCATCATTCGCCTGTTGAAAGATTCAGGAACACACCGCGCGCAATGTTTCTCCATCGAAGGCCACGACGTGGCGCATCGGTGGTTGGATATGCTTGGTGCAACCGAGGAGTGTGTGGCTCCCAACTACGGACGGAACGGTGAAGCCTTCCATCTTTTCGCATGGTCAGAAGGGAGGAACTTCTAATGTGCACCTCAAGCAGCGCAAAGAAATCCCAGAAGAGATCTCAGAAACTTTCTGAGCAGCAATTTCAGTGGCAGAAGGATCAGGCAGCGAAAGCCGAAGCCGATGCAGCCACACGCCGGGCCAGCATGGAGGAGGGTCTCGGCAAGATCAATAGCGTCTACGGCCAGTTTGATGACAACTACTACGGTGGCATCCAGAACAAATACCTGGATTACGCAAGACCGCAGATCGAGAAGTCACAGCAGGAATCGAGCTACAATCTTCGCTCATCGCTTGCTAATGCCGGCAAGATGGCATCGTCCACCGCAGCACGTAAGTATGGCGATCTCGCCTCCACCTACGACGGCATGTATCGCGACGCCCAGAGCAAAGCATCAGACTACGCATCTCAGCAGCGGCAGTTCGTCAACTCAGCACGCCAGTCGGCAGTCGGCCAGATGTATGCCTCCGAGTCTCAGGACGCAGGATTGCAGGCAGCCAACGCATCGGTGCCAGCCCTCAACGCAGGACCAGCTTTTGAGCCAGTCTCAGCACTGCTCGGTCAGGCAGCGAAGTTTGCGACCAACGATTATTGGAATGCCAAGACGAACAATCAGTTCGGCGGGGTGTTCAGCCCGATGTTCAAGAATAGCAACACAGGCAGCTCATCCACTGGTGGATCAAGCGCCGTAACCAACTACCAAGGATCTTAATTATGTGTGACCCAGTTAGCATTGCCGCAGTAGCGGCCACCGTTGGCGGAATCGGATTACAGGCAAAAGCTGCTAATCAGCAGCAGAACGCCATGTCGGCAGCTCGTCTTCGTGAAGTGAGCCGCCAAGGCGAGATCATGCAGAAGCAAATGGCTTTGCAGAAACAACAGGAGGAGGATTCTCTCCGCTCTCGAAAATCATTTCAGGACAACACTCTCAATGCGTTCACGCGCGATAACGTAGAAGCTGATACCAACAATCAAACCAATCAGTTTGCACAGGCGCTTCAGGCCGCTGGCAACCAGGCTTACGCCGGCAGCACGGGTGGAGACGCATCGCAGGCTACTGGAACGGTTTCAGTCGAGGACGCAGCACCAAGCTCCGACACCAAATCATACCGCAACGCACTCAACACCCAGCTCAGCTACGCTCAGGATTTCGGTGATCAGCAGGCACGGGCACAGGCAGCACTCATGGCACTTGGTCGCGCTCGCGAGCTTGGCATCGATCGCCTCCGCCAGTCCGGTGAAGGCATCTCCCTCGTCAACCGCCAGATGTCAGCCCTCAACCGTCCGATCCAAGCAAACGATCTCTACTCTCAGGCATCCAGCCGTCTCTATCAGAATGAATCCGATTCCGCAGCAAACAAGGGATCTGGACTGATGCTGGCCGGTCAGGCTCTTCAGGGTCTTGGTCAGCTTGGCTACGGCGCCGCCACCGCAAAAGCTCCGCCTAGAGCAATCCCCGTATAACCTCATTTCAAAGAAAACTCATGGACCGCAACACCGCAGCCGCACTAGGACAGAACCTATCTAACGCATTTTCTGACATCGGTCAGATCTTCGATCCGCGCGCGCGCGCGGCAGCGGATCAGCAGCGTCTTGCGGTCGAGGGACTTCGGCTCAAGAACACCGGGCAGGGCATCGAGAACGAGTATGCACCAAGGGTGTTCGGCTCTCAGATCGCACTTAATACCGCGAAGGCTGGAACCGAAGGCGCTCAGCAGGGTGTGTATAACGAGCAGACAAAGAATTGGAAGACCCGCAATCAGGCTCTTTCTGATCTCTATTCTTCGACTGGACTTCCCGGCTTCGTTAAGGAATTTGAAGGGTTCAATCCCAACGCCTATTCGGACGGTGCCCAGACAAGCATCGGCTACGGCACCAAAGCGAGACCCGGCGAAACCTCAGTAACAACCGAAGAGGGTGAGCGCAGGCTTGCTGAAGAACTTCAAGCGAGCACCAATCGCATTAACAACGCCGCCAGTCAGTTCGGGATCAACCTCGCTCCTGCACAACGGGATGCTATGATTTCCTTCGACTACAACACCGGCAAGGGAGTGAACCTGCTTCAGCGGTTCGGAAATGATCCAGACGCACTCACCGCCAAGATGCTTGAATACCGTAAGTCTGAAGGGAAAGTGCTGCCTGGCCTTGAACGTAGGCGTGCCGCAGAAGTTGATATGTTCCGCTCAGCGATCCTCTCCAGTGTAGCAGGAGGTGGTGGTGATCCTCAGCAGCTTAACAACGCGCTCAATACTGCGAAGGCTGCTCAAATCTTTTACGATCCAAACGCCACTCCTGATGCTATTCGCGTGGCCCAGGCTGCAACAGGAACGGCAAATCCTCAGTTCAACACCGTGGCAGGAACCACTGCTGAGGCGATCAAAGTTGGTGATCCGAAGCTCCGCAGCGAAGAAGCTATCGCCGCTGGCAATGCTCAGTTGAAACTTATCGGTGATCTGTATGGCGGATCAAGCACTCGCCGTGGAGACGGCTCAATGCTCGGTCTTCCAAAGACCGCTCCAAACAGCTTCAGCGATGCTCGCAAAGTGGATGAGATGGCACAAGCTGCCAGCTTCAAGGTATTTGGTGTTCCCGTTGACGACGAAGGCGCTCCGACCGAAGATCCTTTTGCGCCCTCCCGCAGAGCATGGTCGCAGAGCTTCTCAAACGCGATGAGCGCTGGTATGACTCCGATCGAAGCAGAGGCCGCGGCCAACGTGCATCACTTCGGAACCGATCAGCCAGAGATCAATTCCGAAAACACTTTCAGATTCGGATTCGGCAAAGATCCATCGCTTCCAACAATGAAGAATACGGAGCCGTTGCAGGCATCCCCAGAGTTCGGAGTGGATCAAGAGAGAACCGCTGCTCTGATTGCATCGATCCCAGAGCTGTTCGGACTCCCTCCTGTTCAGCCTCAGCAAGGCAATCCCAATGTCGGCACGCCCGTGACCGGCGTGGCTCCAGGTTCAACCCAGGAAGCAGTCCCTCCGATGCTTCAGCGCCCCGCTGAGCAGCCTGCAAAAGTCGAGAAGCTGAGCGATCAGTTCAAGCGCAGAGAAGGCTCCACGGAAAGAAAAGCTCGCGAAGGAAAAGAGAAGGAAATCGCCGCGCTGGAAGCTGAGATCAAAGATACTATCGACATCCTCAAGACTGGACAGGTCAATGTCCCGGCTGGATTGATGAATGGCGGCATGATGAGCGGTACATTCACTCCTCCATCCGGACCAGTCACTCTATCCGATGACGGCTACAATAGGAACCTCGACCGTCTCAAAGAGATGGAAGCAAAGCTCGAAAAACTGAAGGGCGGAAGAGTTCAGGCTGGACAGGACGGCTCTGCTGACCTTGAATCACGTTTGTCAAAGTATAAGTGATTCATCATGCCAACACTTCAAGAACTTGAGAAAGCATTCCTTGCCGCTGACGCACAAGGCAACACCGAAGACGCTCAGGTTTTTGCGACTGAGATAAAGAAACTCAGAGCTGAGGAGCAGCAACCGCTCACGCCTCTTGGCATGGGAGCGGCGAGACAAAAAGCTGAGCTTGAGGCCGCGGCTAACGATCCCTCCATGGCTGGATCATTCCTCCGTGGCGCACGAGAAAACCTCGGCGCCGGCGTGGGTGGCGCGTTAGCTGGTGCGGCCAGCGGTGCTGCAACAGGAGCAGGACTTGGAGCAATGGGACTCAACCCGATTACCGTTGGTATCGGGACCATTGGCGGCAGTATCATCGGCGGCATCGGCGGTGCTTTTGGTGGACAGAAGATCCAAGAGGCGATCGATCCCATCACCGAGGAGCGGCAGGCAGCTATCGCTCGCGACATGGAAGTCAATCCAATTTCCAGTTTTTCTGGTCAGATCGCCCCAGCCCTCATCACCGGCAAGTTCTCCCCAGGAAACATCCGCACGGCGCTCACCCCTCTTGGTCGTGCCAGCAATGCAGTCGAGCGTGCAGCGATCATCAACAGCCGGATCAATGTGGGATCTGAGGTTGGCATCGGTGGCGCGTTGGACGTGGGACAAGCTCTTGCAAGCGGTCAGCCAATGGACGCTCGCCAGATCGCCTTGAACGCCGCAGCCGGTGCGTTCTTCAGTGATCCCAATCGTCTCGGTCGCGCCCTGGGGCAGGGAGCAATGATCCCAGCTCCGATCGAAGCAGCCGCTCCGGCGCCAGTTGCAGCACCATCTCCTATCCCACAGCGTGGACCTCTTACACCAACCGCACCCACCGCGCCTCCCGTCGCCACTGGAAGAACCAGATTGGCAGGAGATATGGCGGCTCGTTTCGGCATTGATCCCATGGCTCTCGTGCCATCGGGAGCAGGCGCCACCGTCACGCCGAATGACGTGCGAGCCGCGGCAGCAAACATCCCTGCGATCACATCGGACTCGGGCGGAACGATCGACATCACACCGGCTCGAAAACCAGATCCAACCATCACCGACCTCATCGACAGCGACATCGAATGGGAAGGCCAGGCAGGCAAGCTCGTCGATGACGAAGGACGCCCAGCCCTTCTTCGCCCTGACGGCGCTCTTGTCGAGCTTCCGTTCAACTATGGCACCGATCGCTCCCTCGCGGATCTCGGTGTGCAGCCGACGTTCGATCGTCAGCAGGATCGCGCCACGGCAACCCGCTTCTTCGGTGAAACCGAGAACGAATCCCTCCAGTCAGTCTTCAGCACGATCGACAATAACACCGATGATCTTCTTGACATCGCCGAGCTTGGCGTCTCACTCAAGAAACAGAAGGGGCAGAAAAGCATTCCGGTGCACGACACCCCGGAGTTTGCTCCTCAGCTTCGCTCAATCACCGATGAACAAATCCTCCTTGCTGAAGACCAGATCAAGCAGGCAATAGACCGCGCCCAGAATAACCCATCCCTATCCGATGAAACTAGAACCGCCGTTATCAACAAGCTCTCAGGAGATCTCGAAAACATTGCAGCCATCACCGCAGCCAGGGACGCTGGGAAATATCAACGGCTTCCTCTTCCGGTTGGCAGCCCAGAAGTCCCGTCGCAGCGCGCAAGCATCGCAGCCGCAGATGCCATCGCCAACGCCCGCGCCGCCAGCAGAATACTGAATAACGAACCCGCCTTACCCGCCGAAGCCTCTGCCGCTCCAGTTAGCCGCAAGCTCACTCTCGGACCTGAAGAAACAGGCATCGCTCCGGTCGCACTGGAGAATGCGGGAACTTTACCTCCCAAGACTGAAGAGCCTGAGAGCTTCTTCAGCAACGAGAACACTGTGATTGTGGTTGACAAGACCACCGGCAAAGCCGTGGCGGAGATCCCGAAAGAGCAGGCACCGAAACTCAACACCGAGAAATACGAAGCCGTTGCTCCGAACAAGTATCTGGGCGACCTGAATACGAAGATCGCCGCGGAGACCAATCAACCGGCTGCACCCGAAGCACCAGCTCCTCGCCAGTTATCCGCTACCACTCGTGCGAAAAAACTTGCAGTGGAGATCAAAGACATCGGCAATCAGATCATGGCTCAGCGCCAGAAGATCACCGATCTGAAGAAGAATAGTGCATCGAAGCAGACGATCACGAAGGCCGAGAAGCAGCTTGCGAAATTGCAGGACACGCAATCTCAGAAGAAGCAGGAACGAGCCGACGTCAAGTTTGAAATCCCTCGCGTGTATAAGGGATTGTCAAAAGCCGCATCGAAAATTCGCAGCGCGGTCTGGGATAATATCGAGAACTTCCCAGGGCTGAATAGTATTGGAAATGACAGGATCAAAAGCCCGCCTCCACTGCTGGCATTGATCCTTGGCAAGCAGAGGAAGAAGATCACGCTCTCCTCGAAAGAGATCAATTTCCTCGCAGAGAATAGAAAGGGTGGTGAATACGACGGCTTCATCAAGATCTCCGACATCGATGCTATGCCCGGCACCCCCGAGGGACGCGAGGCGGCAAAGGATATTCTCCGTTCGATCTACGCCAAGCACGACGATTACTCGGCAAGCGGACCAGATACGATTTCTCCAGACAAGGACGCTGGCACTTTGTGGAGTGAGCTGAGGAGCGAGATTGAAGACATCGCACAAGGCAAGAGCCGCGCCTACGAAGACGAATACGATGCCTACATGGCGAAGCTAGAGGCCGAAGCGATTGCAAAAGAGGAAGCCCTTGCAAAAGAAAGCGCTCCGAATCGGCCGGTGTCGCAGATGGATATACGCAACCAAGATTCGCGCCAGTTGTTTGACGATGATGGCGGATTCGCTCTTGCCTCTGAGAACACGCAAGACGGAGCTGAGATTGTAGCAGAGCGCAACGCCAAAGAGGAAGCTGCAAAAGCTCAGGACAAAGCTCAAGGAAAGCTCTTTGAGGAGACTTCCGATACAGAAGTCGATGACTTCGATCCAATGGACAATAATCCATTTTCCAAGACCGACGCCCCCGCCCGCACGGCTGATACCGTTGGCGTGGAGAAAGCGGCTGATGATTTCTTCGGTGGCAAGCGCCCCGATAATGTGAAGGTGGTGAACGAGCCGAAGGCAAACTGGGAAGCAAGGATCAAAGGCAACACGATCGAGCTGAACGCCGCGAAGCTCGGACCGGAAGGTGTGCGCTCCGCCCTCAATGAAGAGGTGGGGCACGTCGTGTTCCGCGACGAGAAAGAACGCGCCAACTTCTACAAGCTATACGGATCTCTCGATGAAACCACCCGCGCCAAGATCGACGACACGGTGGAGAGGCTCTACTCTGACGCATCCCCTTCCATCAAGGCAGAGGAGCGGCTGGTCAAAGCCCTCCGCTCCATCCTCGACCGCACCCCGGAAGGACGCACGTTCTGGCAGAAGCTACTCCAGATTGCTCGTCGCGCATACAAGACCCTCACCGGCCAGGCTGCTAAAGATCCTGAGATGATCGCGGCTGCCATGCTGCGGAGGGGAATCAAGAACGGCAAGGCCACTGGCCCTGACCGCATGAGCGCCACGCCACCCCAGTCCTACCGCAAAGCCCTCGATGCTGCGAAGCAGGAGGTGGCTGACCGGGCTGACTACAAGGCGCAGGCAAAGACCGTGCTGGCCGAGATTAAGAAGCTGCCGAAGGCTGAGCAGAAGCCTGCCACCGTTCGGATGTATGCCGAGCTGGATGAGGCACGCATCATCGGCAAGGGCAAGGATCGCCAGTTCAAGGTAGAGATGCCGAAGGTCGTTCAAGAATTGATCGCCGCCGGTAAGCCCACGAGCGAGGCTGATGTCATCAACGCGCTCACCGCCAAGTTCCCCGAGCAGAAGAACTACCTCAAAAAGAATTTCGAGCGGCTCGTCACTGACATGCTGTTCGCCGAGGAAGTGGCGATGGCTGGCGAGAACACCCCGTGGGGCAACTACGTCGATTCTCTCAAGGAGCACTTCACCGAGATCTCCGAAGGTGTGAAGACTGGCAGCACCCTACGCCACATCCAGCGCGGTCTTTCGCTCTTCCGCAACACTTACTTCAACGGCATCGGTGGCAAGATGCAGGCGCTCGCCGATGGCAAGCTCACCGGCAAGAACAGCACGGCAGCAAACAAATTCTTCGCCGACATCATCGGCGTGAGGGCCAGCCAGGACGGCGTGAACTTTGAAGGCGTGGATGGATTGTCCGAGCGCGATGTGCGCCAGATGACCAATGAGCGCATCAAATTTGATACGGATCTGGAAGCATATTTCAAGAAGGAAGGCATGGGCGACGCAGCTCGCGCAGCATGGCTGGAGCGGGTATCAGATCATGTGGTTAACCCATCGCGCGATGCCGAGCTGGCTCAGGAGCCGAAGCTCAAGGAGGCGGTGGACTACTTCATCAAGCGCCGCCGCGAGCGCCTTGCCTACCTTCGGGAAGCAGGCGTGGACGTTGGCGATGCCGGCGAACGTTCGCTCAGCCGCTCAATCAATACCGAGAAGGTTCTCTCCAATCCGAAGGAGTTCGTGGAGAAAGCCAAGCGCGCCTACATGAGGAAATGGGCACGCGAGATCTCCGATCTCCGTGAGCAACAGGCACTCAAAGAAGCCGAGGGCAAGAATACCGCCAGCATCAAGGATAAGATCCGCGACCTGGAGAAGATGGATGCTCAGGTCGCTGCCGAGAAATATCTCTACGCTATCACCTCGGATGACACCGGCATCTCCTCGGACGGCAATGACATCACAGCGGCAGAGGGCGGTGGTCAGCCATCGTTCCTGAAGAAGCGGGAGTTCGGACCCGAGGCCGACGAGCTGCTCGGTAAATTCTACCACCGCAACATCGCCGCCATGGACACCGCGGAGGCCCTCGCTACCGTGCGGGCTGCCACCAAGGCGCGGGTGCTGGCAGACAAATCCTACGGCAACAAGATCGATCCGGTTGGCAAGTGGAAGAAACTCCGCGCTGAGCTGGAGGCCGAGGGCAATCAAGACATGATCCCGATCGCCGCCCAGCTCGTGAAGGATTATCTGAACCTCAACGGTTCAAACAATGACACAGTGAGGAAGCTCGTCGGCCACCTCCACACCTACACCCAGCTTGCCTACCTTTCCCACGCCACCGTGGCATCCCTCGGTGAGCCTGCGATGATCGGTGCCAGAACCGGCAGCATCATCGACACCGGGAGAGCCTACGCCCAGATCGCCAAGGGGATTGTCCGCGCCCTGCGGAAAGCAGGACCGGATGAGATCCGCATTCTGAACCGCGAGCTTGGACTGGTCGCCGACTCCTTCGACGGGCTGATGTCCAGCCAAGCACTCGGAGATTCCTTCGGTGGTCGCGGCAAGGGCGGTGGGTTGGTGACAAACTTTCACCGTCTCACCGGTCTCTCCGGATGGACGAACCTCACCTTCGATGCGGCCACGAAGATCGGCAAGAGCTTCATCGCATCGCAAGTGAAACTCGCCAAGGCAGGCGGCTCAATGTCCACCCTTGCCAAGCGCGAGCTGAACGAGCTGGGCATGAGCACGAAGGACATCGACGTGGTGAATGACTTCATCACCAAGCTCGACAAAGCATCCGATCAGAACAAGCTCATCCTTGGCGACGAGCCTGGTGCCGACCTCTACCGCAAAGCACTTGCTATGTTCCACAAAACGGGTGCTGCACTCAACCCGACCCGTGGCACTCGCGGCCAGAAGGCAAACAACCCGGTAGCCGGATTGTTCTACCAGCTCCAGTCGTTCCTCTATGACTTCCACCAGAAGTTCACCCTTCGCCAAGCGCGACGGCTCAAGGACGCCTACCGAGGCACCGTGGAGATCGATGGCGCCATTGAGAAGCTCTCGGCTCGCGAGCGCAGCCAAGTGGCGATAGACGCAGCTAAAGCTATCGCTGCCATCTACGGTCTTCAGTATGGCATCCAGGTCCTCCGCGAAACCCTCTTCGTGGATCTGGAGCGCAACAAACGGGACAAGGAAAAAACCCAAGGCGAGATCAACATGGCTCGCGCCCTGGGTGCAGCATCCCGCACGGGTATCCTCGGTCCTTACGACACCCTTTTCAACATCATCTCCGGCGCCCGTTACCAGCGTGAGCCTGCCACTGTGGTGCTCGGCCCAGCAGTGGGCGGTATGTCCGAGCTGTTCCAGTCGGTCGTCAAACTCTACGGCGACCGCAACAGCGGTAATACCAACACCACCGAACGGAAGCTGGTACGCACCGCCTACAACACGCTTGCCACACCGGCCATGAACGCGGTGTTTGCTGGCATGCCGGCAGGACCGCTCTCAGCAGGGCTGGTGCAGGCATTCCGCCACCCCCTGACTCGGGAAGCCGTGGTCAGTGGCGTGGCAGGGCCAATCCAAACCAAGAAAAAAGGGCCAATGAAGACCACCAAATACTACTAATATGCTTGTATGCTGGTCAGACATACACTAACCTACCCCCCGTTATGAAGAAACTCATCCTCGACCGTCTCAAACAAGAGTCCACTTGGCGCGGCCTAATCCAGATCGCGATCGCCTGCGGTGTAGGCATTAAGCCCGATCAGGCAGCCGCTATCATCGCTGCCGGGGTATCCGTCATTGGCGCAATCAACGTGTTCAAGAAGGACTAACTTCCCAGCCAATGACCAGGGAAGAGATACAGAAAATTCAAAAGAAGATCGGCACCACGCCTGATGGCGAATGGGGTCCGAAGAGCCATCTCGCCTGCAAGCAATACCTCGTTTCCCTCATGCCATCGCCAAGCCCATGGCCGAAGAGCGATGACGTGAGCATGACAAACTTCTACGGCAGGACTGGAGATGAAACCAATCTGGTTCGCTTCGACCTCCCTCCCGGAACCCTCTACGAAGGCAAGCCGGTTCGCCACGCAAGAGCTAATGACCGATGCGCGGAAAGCCTATCCCGAGTCCTGAAGGCGATTGCCAATAGCCCACAGAAAGACATCCTCAAGAAATACAGCGGCATCTACAATTTCAGGAAGATGCGCGGCGGTTCTCGTTTTTCCAAGCATGCCTGGGGAGTAGCGATCGACCTCGATCCAGATCCCAACGGCAACAAAACAAGCTGGCCGCAGGAGGCCAGTATGCCTTTCGAAGTAATTGAAGCCTTTGCCAAAGAAGGATGGGTGTCAGCCGGAGCATTCTGGGGACGTGACGCCATGCACTTCGAGGCTTGTCAACCTTGAAATATATGAACGATCACTCATCAATCTTCAAAATCATCGGCGTGTCATCGCTGAATCTCACAGCATTCACCGTATCTCTTTTTGAATCAGTAGAACCTGTTCTTCGATTGATAGGCTTAGTAGCCACCATAACGTACACGACCATCCTCATCTACAAGGCGCTGAGGAAATAAACCACTGGCCGCCCTGATTCCGCCCCGTAGGGTGGCTAAGTCATTGAAAACCCACACCCCTGATCGCATTGTCTACGCTATTTGTCTGATCGTCAGACAGCTAGAAAGCGAGTTAAATCAAGGGATGTGGGTAATGCGTGTCGGTCAATGTCGTGCGTAAATAATCACCCGATGGGGCTTTCCGCCCCGATACTGCTCCTGAAGTTGATCGCCTTCCGGAGGTAGTCAGGAGAGTGGTGAGCATAGTGCTTGATCACCACCGGCAGGCTGTCACCGAGGATGCCTGCAATGTCCCACATGCTCACCCCAGCCTTGGCTGCCAGCGTCGCCCAGGTGCGCCTGAGATCGTGCGGCGTGAGGTCGAGGATCGACGTGTCACCGCTCACCCGAGCCGCCTCAGCGATGAGCGGTATCCAGTAGCGGTAGATGTTGTTGGAGTTGTCGAGCACCAGCTCGCCGACCGCCTCAGTTTTCCACTGGACGAGCTTCTCCATGAGTCGGGAGGAGATCGGCACCGTGACCCTGCGCTTGCGCTTCCTGACCTTGCCGTTCTGTTCATCGGCAAACCGAATCACCCCAGCCTTCAGATCCACCTGGCGCCACTCCAGCGTCTCCACTGCGGCACGCCGGCTGGCAGTCTCGGCAGCGATCCACACGAACCGGTGGATGCGGGATGCTCGATCTCCAGCCTTCGGTGCGCTCAATCGCAGGATGAGTTCAAGCTGCTCCTCTGAGAACGAGCTGGTCTTGGGTGCCCCAGCGTCAGGAAGGCCGATCGCTGGGATGAGGGAGGGATCGATCCGGCGCTGCTTGCGAGCGTGGTTCAGGGCGGCGATCAATGTGGAAAGCTCTCTCCGCTGGGTGGGACCGCTCACTCCCCTCTCGGTGCAGTAGGTGGCGATCCGATCGGCGGTGAGGGCATCGACCGGCGTGTCGCCGAAGATCCTGATCATCCGCTCGCAGATCTTGTAGTCGCGAGTTTCAGGATCTTTGATGTGCTCCTTCATGTAGCTCTGGAGGATCACCTTGACGGAGGGCGGTCTCTTGGGATCGCGGGCTTTTTCGTGGAGCCAACCCGCGAAGAATTGCTGCGCCTCAGCCATGTCTGTTGACCCCGTTGAAAGGCGGCGGCTCCGTCCTTCTTCAGTCCAGCGTATTTCATAGTAGCCAGCTGGGGACTTCCCGAGCCGTGGTCCTGTTGTATGTCTTGCCATTTTTGTTTTCCTGTTGGTTTGTGTCGTATGACAACGACAATATCCTGCAAAACACAGGAGTCGTCAATATATTTTTGTCGCTTCTTAAAGTCCCCAAAAAAAAGCAGAAAAAAGATTTGACGAGGATATGGGTTCTCTGCATGTTGGTCGCACACCGATGAACAACACAACATCAGACAGCAAACCAATGGACGCCAAAAGGCTAGTGTCTCACTTCGGGGGAACCACCCAACTCTGGAGACTTCTAACAAAGCATGACCAGCAGATCTCTATCAAGACGATCGATAGTTGGATCACCCGAGGATGTATCCCCACTCGCCGCTTGGTTCAACTGGGTGCGCTTGGTGCGTCCATCGGCAAACCAATCGACATCAACAAATACATCAACCAATAAAAACAGAATGACACACACAGAAGAACTCATCGCGCAGCGCAAGGCTCTTGCTGCTCGCATCTCTAACATCAAGAGCGAGATCGAAGACATCGATGCGGCTCTTGCACACATCGCATGGCCAGCCATGCAGGAGCGACTGCTCATCAAGAACGCCGAATACGGCGACTACAAACTCAACGTCGATGGCGTGGAGATCCAAGGCACGATCCGCAAGACGGTGAAGTGGGACAACGACAAGCTCAAAGCGGTCGCTGCCAAACTCCCTGACGCACACACCGTGATCAAGGCAGAGCTTTCCATCCCAGAAGAGAACTTCAAAAAGCTGGAAGCCACAAATCATCCGATGCTCAGTGAGATCATCCTCGCCCGGCAAGTTAAACTTTCCCCATTCTCGATCAAGGTGGTCGAGAACAAGGACTAAACCAAAACAGAAAGAACAAACATGAAAGGTATAATCAAGGCTGACGAGCGCCTCAAAGCTCGTCCAAAAGTAAACATCGCAATGTTCGGGCAGAGCGGAGTCGGCAAGACCACGCAAGCTCGCACACTCGATCCGAAGTCCACCCTGTTCCTCGACCTTGAAGGCGGCACGCTCGCTCTCCAGGACTGGTCGGGAGACGTGGTTGACATCCGCAAGCTCGCCACCGACGTGGGCGCCCATCCATGGGAAATGACCCGTGCTCTCGCTCTCTTCGTAGGTGGTGCCGATCCAGCAGATTCCACTGGTGCATACTCCGCAACGATGTTTGAACAGATCTCCAACCTCCTCGGTGGCGCGAAGGAACTGGACAAGTATTCAACCATCTATATCGACTCCATCACAGTCGCCTCTAGGTGGTGCTTCTCTTGGGGACTCACGCAGCCGGAAGCCTTCTCTCAGAAGACCGGTAAGGCTGACACCCTGGGCGCCTACGGCTTGCTCGGTCGCGAGATGATCAAGTGGCTCACGCACCTCCAGCACTCGCCGAAATCGATCGTCGTGGTCGGCATCCTCGACCGCATGGAAGATGATCTGAAGCGCGTCTCATACGTACCACAAATCGAGGGATCAAAGGCTGCCCGCGAGATCGCCGGCATCTTCGACCAAGTGCTCACCCTCGATTACGTGCATGACACTAACGGCAAACCCATCGTCACCGATGGCAAGAAAAGCCGCTGCTTCTACTGCACTCAGGATAACGGAATGGGCTTCCCTGCAAAGGATCGCTCAGGCCGCTTGGAAGAATTGGAACCGCCTGACCTGGGCGCTCTGATCAACAAGATCCACACCGGGAAACGCCTCGACACAGCACTCACCACCACCATCTAACTCTCATTACAACCAAACAAAGAAAAAAATAAATTATGTTCAGCCCTACATCATCACAGCAAGACGCAATCGCGCTCATCCCACAAGGAACTCTTTGCAAAGCAATCCTCACGGTGCGCTCTATCAAGAACTCCAAGTCATCAGGTGCCCAATACCTCGACATCGAAGTCACCGTTACTGACGGAGAATTTGCAGGCCGCAAGATCTTCGACATGATCATGGACCCATTCTGCCCTAACGCCAGCGATGGCGGTCGCAAGATGGGACTGCTCGCACTCACTCGCATCTGCGAAGCAGGCGGTTTATTCAAGCCTGCCGATGAGTCCAGCTACACCCGATACAACGCACCAGGCACCACCATTCAGGATGTCATTCGTGACATCAATGGCGGCAAGCTCGGCATCCGCGTGAAGGTGGAGAAGGGAACGGATGGCTACGCTGACAAGAACAAAGTCGGTGAGTGGCTCACCCCGAACCCGAACTCCGGCTCCGGCTACAAAGGCTGGACCGAACTCATCAGCGGCAATCAGCCAGCTAGTCGTGCCACTGCATTCGCAGGGCAAGCCGCAGCAGCTCCAGCATCAGGAGCGCCATCATGGCTCAACAAGCCCTGATCGTGATCGAGCTATGGGCCGCTTTGCAAATACTAAACAGCACAACACCATGCAAAGCGGATGCCATCAAAACAATCCTTCGGTTGGCCAGCACGTCTGAGCCAGTCGGAGGGAGAGCGCGAAAAGCATTGAAAGATTATCTTGACTGCAAGTTCGTCTCATCCCTATAAAAATTTGTCTGTCAGTGGTGTATGGTGGTTGGGGAGATCCCAACACAGGTGCATTGTTACCTTGTGAAACACGCCGCTGACAGACTTTCTCATACAAATAATGTGGATACTACCAAAACAATTACACACGTCAGCCTATGTGCCGGATACGGAGGTATTGATCTCGGACTTGGACGAGCAATCCCAAATCTGCGAACAATCGCTTTTAGTGAGATCGAAGCCTTCGCTTGCGCGAACTTGGTCTCAAAAATGGAAGCGGGACTCTTGGACGCAGCACCTATCTGGACGAATCTTAAAACCTTCCCATGGGCAGACTTTCGTGACCGAGTGGACATCCTCTCTGGAGGTTACCCCTGTCAGCCATTTAGCGCAGCCGGAAAGAGACTCGGAAAGGAAGATCCCCGACACCTCTGGCCTTGGATCGCAGATGGAATTGCTGCTATGCGACCCAGAGTCTGCTTCTTTGAGAACGTCGAAGGACACATCAGCCTCGGACTCAGAGAGGTTATCGAAGACTTGGAAAGACTTGGTTACAACTCGACGTGGGGAATATTCTCTGCGAGTGAAGTTGGCGCGCCTCATCAGCGGAAGCGGGTCTTCATCTCGGCCCACTGCAAGAGCAATGTCAGGAGTATCGAGGAAACCGGGGACTGGAGGCAGGTGTCTTCAGGAGGAGGCTCAGAAGCATGGCCCTCACGACCCGGTCAACCACAGCACGAATGGGAACCGCCAAGAGTCGTGGGCAACTCCACAAAGCAGGGACTTCCGTTCAGCGGAGTGGAATGCGGAGCGGTTCAACAATCCGGATCGGAGCAAGAATCTGAACGATCAGATGAAAGCATGGCCCACACCCATGGGACAAGCTCAGGGAGCAACGGGAAGTATCGCGGGCAGCTCGGACTTCAGCCGCAAGGTGGAGCAAATCGAAGGGATGAGAGAGACACCGAACGGACCGAAAACGGGATCTGCCAAGCTCAACCCTCGCTGGGTGGAGACTCTGATGGGTATCCCGATTGGATGGACTATGCCGAGCTGTATGTCACCTCGGACAATCGAACCGACGAGTTACGACTGCTTGGGAATGGAGTTGTTCCAGCTACCGCAGAGCGAGCATTTCGTGTCCTGTTGAATCAAATCCTCAACCAATAAACGAAATGCAACTCAGACCTCGGCAGACGGTATTCGTTGACCGCTGCAAAACTGCGCTCACCCAACACGGCAATACGATCGGTGTGGCCACTGTTGGATTTGGTAAGACGATCGCTCTCTCTGCTATCGCTGCCAGCTATCCCCGATCGCTCGTGCTTCAGCACCGGATCGAACTCCTGGAGCAGAACCGCGGCAAGTTCCAGCGCGTAGCACCAGATGCCACCACCGCCACCTTCGCCGCAGATCATAAGCGGTGGGCGCCGGACGGGCACACCTTCGCCATGGTTCAATCCCTCGGCACGAAGGCGAGCATCCCACTGATGAAGCCGGTGGATCTCATCGTGATCGACGAAGCTCACCACGCATCCGCGGCATCCTACCTCCGGGTGATCGATCAGGCGAAAGAACTCAACCCAGACACCCACATCCTCGGCGTGACCGCCACCCCTGAACGGGGCGATGGCAAGGGACTTCGGGCAGTGTTCTCCAACATAGCCGACATCGTATCCCTTGCTGAGATGGTGCAGAGCGGGTTCCTCGTCCGTCCCCGCACCTTTGTCATCGACCTCGGGATGCAGGATCAACTCAGCGGCCTCAAGAAGCACGGTGCCGAGTTTGACATGGACGCAGCCGCGGCCCTCATGGACATCGAGCCTGTCACCGAGCGGGTGATCCAGGAATGGTTTGACCTAGCCAAGGATCGCAAGACCATCGGCTTTGCCACCAACGTGGCACACGCCAAGCACATGACCGAAGCATTCAAGGCTGCCGGCGTGGCGGTGGAATGCGTGGATGGCACCACCCCAGATGCCGTGAGGCGGGGGATCTGGCGCCGTTTCAGGAGCGGTGAAACCCAGATGGTGTGGAACTGCGCGGTGGCAACCGAGGGTTTCGACGAGCCATCGGTGAGCTGCGTGATCCTCAACCGCCCATCCATGCACAAGGGCACGATGATCCAGATGATCGGTCGCGGCCTCCGCACGATCTCCGAGCCGGATCAATACCCCGGCCTCATCAAGGATGACTGCATCATCATCGACCTCGGAAGCAGCCTACTGAACCACGGCGGTCTGGAGGTGGATGCGATCATCGACTCCCGGCAAGCCAAGGCCGGCGAGGCACCCACCAAGGAATGCCCGAAGTGCGAGACGATCATCCCAATGGGTTGCCGGACCTGCCCAGCCTGCGCTCACCAATTCCTCACCGAGGATCGGGATGGGCGCGCGCTCGTCGGGGACTTCGTGCTTACCGAGATCGATCTACTGGAGCTTTCACCCTACCGCTGGGAGAACCTCTGGGAGAACCAGGTGGTGATCGCTGACGGATTATCCGCCGCAGCCATCCTCGTGAACTACGCGGGGATCTGGTGGACCTACGGCGTGCTAAAGGGCGAGCGCAACATCCGCCTGCTCAACCGATCCCACGACAAGATCATGGCGCTCGCCAACGGCGATGACTTCCTCCGCACCCACGGTGACAAATCGGCAGCCAAGAAAAGCAAGCGGTGGCTCAACGAAAGGGCGAGCGAGAAGCAATGCCAGATCCTCGGCATCAGCCCGATGAGCTTCTCAATCCCTAACAGATACAAGGCGGCTTGCATGCTGACGTGGATGTTCAACGAGAAAAAAATCCAAGCCAGCATTGGAGCGCACGCTAACTAAGAAAAAAACCATTGACGAAATAATCAGACACAGCCAACATACATCCGACATGAATCTAACAAACCAACTCTTCGACCGAAAGCCCACCAGCGAACAGGTCGCCATTATGAAAAAAATCATCTCCCATGCCGAAGGTGTGACGTGGGAGGAGATGTTCATCCAACGTCCGAACCATCGAGCCTCCGCTTGGAGATCGATGATCTTCTTCGTGTTCAACCGCTTCCACGGCATCCCTCAAGCCACACTTGCATCGTGGTTTGGGCTGACCACCCGTTCGGTATGCCGTGGCGTGAAGGCGATCTCGGACTCAGCCAAGACCAAGGAAGGCATCCGCTCGATCGTGCCGATCATCGACAAATTCAGACTCAACTAATCCATGGAAGAAGATATCCTAGAAGAAGCCCTCCGCCTCACCACCGGCGATCGTCAAGCACAATACGGACCACCCGATCAGGATTTCGCACGCACCGCAAAAATGTGGAGCGCGCTGAAGGGCATCGAGTTTGAAGCTCGGGACGTGGCGATGTTTATGATCTGCCTGAAGCTGAGCCGCGAGGTTCACCAGCGCAAACGGGACAACAGCACAGATATCGCTGGCTATGCACGCTGCCTTCATATTTGCAACCAAGTTGCATTAACCGAAAAAGACCAATGAACATCACCCACCTAATTGAACCGCTGCTCGACAAGTCGATGCAGGAAATCAATGCCAAGCAAACCCCTCGCGTCTACCTCGGGGCATCCAGGTGGGGCGAGGAATGCTCGCGGATGCTGGCCTATGAATACCACAAGGCACCGACCGACAAGGCCGACCGGTTTCCAGGCAAGATCCTCCGCGTCTTCGACATGGGACACGATGCCGAGGAACGCGTGGCGCAATACTTGAAAGAGGCAGGATTCTCTCTTGATACCGAGACCACCGATGGTGGGCAGTTTGGATTCAAGGCTGCCGATAGCAAGCTCGCAGGGCACTGCGACGGCGTGATCCGCAGCGGTCCGATCGAACTCCCATACCCGATCATCTGGGAGAACAAGGGACTGAATGACAAGAGCTGGAAGGAAACTGCCAAGAAGGGCGTGAAGGAAAGCAAGCCGGTCTACTACGGCCAGCTTCAAACCTACATGGCCTACCTCGACGTGCCGAACGGCTCGCTCTTCACTGCCCTGAACCGCAACACCGGCGAGATCTATGCGGAGTTTGTGGAGTTCAATCCACAGGACGCTCAGGCACTCTCCGATCGTGCCACTCGGATCATCCAGACCGAATCCCCTGAAGAGATGCCTCGGCTTTCCGAGAACCCAGCCTTCTTCAAGTGCTGTTTCTGCGACTACCAGAAGACCTGTCACGGTCTCGCAGCATCGCCATCTATCGCCCCTTCATCGCAAGAGCTTCCAGCATGGATCACAAACAGCCTTTGAACCCGGTCTTGGCCAGGCTCGCATTGGAAACCAGTTACCTGAAAAAGGAACTTGCAGCCACGCCCAAGGGGAGACCTGTCTACACGCACGCCCAGCTCTTGCTCGCCAAGATCGGGATGCTGAACGTGGCGAAGGAACTTATCCTCGCCAACTACGAACCACCAGACGAACCTTTCTAACAAAATGACAATCAATACACAAAACATCAACACCTATATCGACACCCTCTTTGCCAACCACGCATGGCAGGAAGGGGAATACTTAATGATCCGAGGCGTGGGAGAAAAAGGAACCACCAAGGAAGGGGTGTTCGCCGAGGACACACCGATCGAACCGATCTGCCAGAACATCGAAGGATACCTCGGGCACACCGCAGCGCGCTACTCCCAACACCTCATCGGCACGTTCATCGTCCCAGCGATCCTCTCTGACCGGCAGGCCAAGGAAGCCAACGTGAAGCTCCTCCCTGCGGTGGTGCTGGATCTCGATGAGATCCCCGCATGGCAGGCAATCGAATGGCTGAAGGAAGAGATCGGCGATCCATCAATGATCGTCGGCAGCGGTGGCAAGAACCAATGGGGACCGAAGCTCCATGCCTACTACGTGCTGGAACAACCGCTCCCAGCCTCCGAGGTGGTGCCGATCGCCGTGAGGCTGGCCGAACTCCTCGGCGCCGATCCATCGTTCATGCGTCGCACCCAACCGATCCGCGTGCCCGGCACCCTCCACATGAAGGGCGGGGACACGAAGGCGGTGACGATCGAGAGCTACTCTGACGACTCGTTCACTATCCCCGAGCTGGCAGCCAAGCTCGCAACCGCCAATCCCTCCCCCTGGGCGGTGGTGAAGCCGAGGCAGTCATCGATCAGCTTCTCCCCGATCACCTCTCAGGACAGCACGGCTCTCCTCTCTACTCAAATCCGCGAAGGTGGCGTCGATGGGATCACCCGCTGGGATGCCTTCAGTAAGGTGGCAGGGCACTACCTCCACGTCATGCGTGGCGGATCGATGGGCGAGTCAGAAGCCTACTCAGCAACTTGCGGATGGGTGGCTTCCCAGATGGTGCCACCCTGGCCGGAGGATCGCATCCGGAAGGAATGGCAGGCACTCCTCGATCGGGAAGTCACGGCACGCGGGCCGATGCCCGAGGTGCGGAAATACGAACCGATCATCCCGCATGGCGATGCCGAGATGGGACTTCGCAACTGGGCAGCCCACCGATGGGTGACTGAACCGAAGCCGGTCCACAAGTTTTTGGTCGATTCATTCATCATCCAAGGCGAGCCTCACCTGTTCGTGGCTGAGGGCGGCGCCGGCAAGACGTTCCTGCTTGCCGATCTCGCGATGAAGCTGGCGGCATTTGAAGAAGGCGACGACCTCTCATGGTGCGGCCAGAAGATCGTAAAGGGCGGCACCACGGTGCTCGTGCTCTGCGAGGACAGCCAAACCGAGATGCACATCCGGCTCTTGGAACTTGACAAGCACCGCCTCATCCAGAAGGCAGGCGACCGCCTGATCGTGCTGCCGATGACAAAACTCGGCGGTGCATTCCCTCTCTCCGAGCGCGATCCCAAGACCGGCTCCACCCGCGCCAGCGCACGCTGGACAGAGATGCTCAAGCTCCTCCGCGAGCTTCCCGAACTTGCTATGGTGGCGATCGACACCCTTAACTCCGTCTCACACGGCGATGAGAACTCCGCAGTGGTGATCTCCGAGATGATGCGCGAAGCCCACCGGGTGTGCGGAGAACTCGGCGCCGCTCTCGTTATCAACCACCACCTCCGGAAATCCAGTGAGCCGGTGAAGAGCCTGGAGGATCTCAAGGAAAGCATCCGCGGCTCCACCGCCATTCCTTCCTACTTCCGGATCAACTTCGGGATGTTCCGCGCCACCGACTACGATCGACGATGCAAAGCCCTCGGCATCAAGCCTCACAAAGATGCGGTATGGCGCATGGGCGTGGCGAAGTGCAACATCATGGGCCTCTACGACGGGGAGAAAACCCTCGTCCGAGCCAATGGCTGCATGGAGGATCGCACCGATCAAGATCCCTTCAACAATGCCAACACCACCGAGCGCATGGCATGGCTTGTCCTGGCAGTGGAGAGGGCAGCCGCAGATGGCTTCCCCTTCGCCACCGGCAAGGCTGGCGATTCCTGCTACGGACGCAAGACCCAGCTCCCCGATGACATCGGCAGGCTCGGTCCGAAGGAACTCGGCGCCGTGGTCAACCTCGCGCTCCAATCGAAGCTCATCGTGCAGTGTGCTGCCAAGGGCGGCAACACCGCGAAATGGCTTGACGTGCCTACTGGATCGTTCTCACGCAACGACACCGGCGAGGTGCTCTCCAAGGGAAGTTGGAAGGTGCCCGACTGGAACCGCTGGGCTTTCGACGAGGGCCAGGGCAAGTGTGTTCTCAAGGTCGCTGACCAAGTGATGAAAATTAGTGAAATATAATGTTGACCTTTGATTGGGGTGAGTCATCATCACCTCACTTCAAACAATATGAAAACTATCAAACCACCCAAGCAAGGACTGTATCACAAGCAGTCACGCCTCCACTGGCACGCCGTAGCATTCGAAGGAAGAGACGGTGAACCGTTTCTGATAGCGGCAACCACCGCGAAACGCGCAATCTCCCTCGCCAAGTATCACATACATGACATCACAAACGTGGTGGCAGAACCTATCTCCATAAGCAGAAGAGCAATAACCCTAACAACCAAACAACAATGAAAACACGTATCACCCACACACCATTCCACAAACCAGTCATCGTGCTCTATCAGTGCCCGATTGCCGTGAAGCAAGCTGCTGAGCAGCCCAATCGCTTCGTCGCCATCATTCTAAAACTCATCGGCATCCAACCATGAAATTTGAAATACCACCTTTTGAATTTCCACAGCTAGTCGTGTACCTAGCGATCATGCTCCTTCTCTTTTGGATACTAGACCAAAGGATTATCTGACCAACTGGCAATCAGAAAACAACCACCCAAACGGGACGCAAGTGCGCGTTCTCACAGAAGATTATTTCCAAAATTTGCTCGAACGAGCAACAATGCCAACCATAGGATAATATGAAAACAGACACACCGAGAACAGATGAATGGGAAATAGACCTAGATAATTTACCATTAGCAGCAGCCTTGAGCTTCGCTGATGAAGGATCGACAACGGGAGGAT